TGGAGTTATTAGAGTCGCATTACGAGAACTCGGAATCCCAATAGTCGTCATACCTCCAACCTGTAGAGCAAAATTCGCCACAGGGAAAGGGAACTCAGGGAAATCGGAAGTCATGTCAGCGATCTCGGCTAAAACGGGGATAATCTGGTCTGGTGGTGATGGCAATGATAGATGTGATGCTTGGATTCTTGAACAAATGACACTGACCTATTTGGGATTATCGCAATACGAATGGAATGAAGATCAATTTTTGGCACTTAAAAAATGCGACTTCACGGCAATAACAGGAGAACAAAATGTCTAGGTCACAACCAATATCCCAAGTAGAGATTGAATCGGAAATCATGAGATTGCTAGGCATGCTTGAAGAAGAAACAGAAGCATTTGAAGTACTAGCAGTTGACGCCGCGAAAAAAGATGCGCTCATGAAGGGGAATTGGGCTAAAGAGTACCTAGCCGCCAAGGGCAGTATCAAGGAACGCGAAGCATGGGCGGACTACAAACTTTCAGACGAAGCGTACTCGTATAAGATTAGCGAAGCGTTAGTTAAATCTAAACGAGAAAAACTTTTGACCGTGCGGACATCTTTGGACGCACTCAGAACATTGAACGCCAATGTTCGCATACAAACAGGAGCCTAAATGTCAGGTATTCATAAAAGCATAGAACACCTAGCAACACCGCTAGAAAAACTTGTGCACCTTGAAAATAATCCGCGCAAAGGAAACATTGATGCAATCGTTGCGTCATACCGTGAATTTGGTCAAGTAAAACCGATCGTAATCAAAGACAACACTGACGGAACATCAACAATTATTGCTGGAAACCATCAGTATGAAGCAGCGAAAAAACTTGGGTGGGAAACAATCGCATGCGTAAAATTTGAAGGAAATACAGAAAGCGCAATCGCTTATGCCCTAGCCGATAACCGTACAAACGAACTTGGCACTACGGACAGCAATATGCTTTTTGAACTACTCGGAGAAGTTGGCGAACAATACGACAACCTCATAGACGCTCTTGGGTGGGACGAATTTGATTTAGCCGCCATGGAAGGCGACTACTACCAAGAAGACGATGCGCCATACGAAGCACCAGTTATTCAACCAATAGCAACGATAGAACCGTCAAGCAACCCAACCGTTATAAGTACACAAATGGAAAACGGCGAAACAATGCTTACTGCGCCTAAGGGCACAGACATACAGCAAGCAGTGACTCAGGGCGCGCCGTCGGTGGTTGCTAACGGTTCAAAAACTATTGTTCAATACACCCTTGTATTTGACAGCCCTGATCAGCAAAGAAAATGGTATGACTTTATTCGCTGGCTAAAAAGCGATCCCGGCACAGACGGAGAGACAACAGCCGAACGAGTTCTCAACTTTGTTGACGCACACGCCAACTATTAGTCAAATAGTTCAATTTCCCGTGCGGTTATTTTTTCGTCTGAAGCATATTTTTTGTACAGTTTTTTGATAATTGGGTGAACAGAAACCGTGTCATTTGAATAATCAATCATGAGTTGGTTAAACAAACTGTCATAGAAACTATCAGGACCACGCGGGCTATGACCCCTTGGGTATGCGCTCTCAAGGGAAAGCATTTCTTCTGTGGGTATATGGTTATACATTAAATAGTTGCGTGAAAAGTATTTTCTTTTTTTCTTGACCGCATTTGCGCAATGGAAATAGCAGTCACCATCAAGAGGGAAATAGGGTGAACCAGAGGGGAATATAACAACCTCTCCAGCATTTGGCTTATACGAGATCAAGCCAGCAGAACTATAAAAAACTATTTCCCCACCCTCGTAATCGTCATTCCAGTAGAAATTGCAAGTCAGCAAAAAATTGACTTCAGGACGGCACATCTTTTTTATTTCAAAATCTGTGTGGTAGTTCATAGCCAGCGGTTTTTGGATTCCGTATATAGATTCCGTTCTTATACTCTTGTCGTGATCCATTTCAAAATCGGGTTCGTATTCCCCGAAATTGACCGCTGATTGAATATGAAAATCTGAGCCTTCTGGTTCAATAACACCATATGTTTTGCAGTAATCTTTTATTATCAGTTCTCTGCCCTGAATTATTCTATTTGCAAGATTTTTTTGACTAATAAAATTGGGATCTTCGCTATTTGACTGGTATGAACTTTCTTCGGTATCTGTTACCCGACCGAACGTATACCAATTCCTGTAAGGCTTAAAATAGCGAGGCGCATCAGGATCTTTGGTGGTAGTTCTTTCGTGCTCATAAATGACCTCAAGAACTTCCGCAACATCTGGAAACAGGTTTGTGTAAACACGAATATAAGGCGCAATTTCGTGTGATTCCAAAGAAAACTCCATAGAAACAGACTAACACCAGATAAATTCATGGCATGCATAACACCCCACAGAACAACCCTTCACGATACCTTCGTTATGGATCGGGGGCTTACAGGGTTCTCTGTTACGCACGATTCAGGAAACAGGACTCCTTCACTTCGGTTGATTACAGGGATTTTGTTTTGGGAAATGTGTCGCGAAAAAAATTGGACGCAGATTTAATCGCACTTAGCAGAATCGGCTATCTAGATAAGAGAGAGAACCCGAACCCAACAGCGACTAATACCTACGGTTTTGCTAAATATGTTTACACCATCACCCTCATTGGACAGCACGCGTTGATGGTACTTGGCAGAAATAACCGTCTTCAAGAAGAAAAAGCGAGAAGACACAATATGAACACCAACGGGTTGGAACGCTGGAGAAACCAGCAAAAAACACTAGGATCACAGATACAAAACAAATAGGAGAAACAATGAGCACACTATTTTCTTTAGACAACCGTGTTGCCCTGCTTACCTGTGGTCTCACTGGATACGGCTGGATGATTGCCGAAGGTTTGGCAGAACAAGGTGCAAAACGCGTCTATGTTGCCGACAAGGAACCATGCACCCCTCGCACAGTCTTGGACGAGGAAGAGCAATCACAACTTGATGAAATCTACAAAAAAATTATTCATATACAGTGCGACATAACCACCGAAGAAGGACGAGAAAAACTTTTTTGTGAAATTAGCGCCCTTGAACCGAGCATCAACATTCTTGTCAACTCTTCCCTTTACAACTCTGAAGGCTGGGAAGAGGTAATAAAATACAACCTAGAAGCACCAATCAAAATAACCGAAAAATTCCTTCCCCTGCTCAAAGCGTCAACGAACCCTGACGAGGGGACAAGCATCTCAACAGAACAGATGTACGGGAAAGTAATCAACATTTCCACGGTTGACGGAATAAACCCGCCACAGGTAGCGAACTTTGCTTTCAGTTCAAGCAATGCAGGGATTAACCATGCGTCAAAATCTTTTGCTGTGCAATACATTCGCCATAAAATTGTTGTTTCATCAATCACTGTCGGACTGTTCAATACAACACCCAATGAGGTGAACCCAGCGAACAGGCTTCAAGTAACACAACGAATTCCCGCAAAACGCCTCGGGCACAAAGACGACATCGTTGCGGCGATCACATACCTTGCTTCCCGTGCTGGTGATTACTGTGTTGGAACACACATAGTTGTAGACGGCGGTGTATCGGAAATCCGCGGATGAGAAACATTTTTTCACTAGACGGTCGTGTCGCTGTTGTGACAGGTGGGTCAAGCGGAATCGGCGAAATGCTTGTTAAAGGGCTAGTTGGCAACGGATGCGACCGAGTGTACGACATATCCGTTCATGAGCCTGTTGCTGAAAGAACAAGAGTTACCTTCATAAAAGCAGATCTGCTTACACTTGAAGGGATAGACGAAGCGGTCTCAAAAATAGAAGAAACAGAAAAACATATAGACATCCTTGTGAATAACGCTGGCATCAGTGGTGGGGCACCATCATTTGAAGAGTTCAGCGAAAGACAATGGGATCAAGTTGTTGATCTGAATATGAAAACTCCGCTCTTTTTCACACAACGCATGCACAAACTTTTGAAAAAATCATATGAAACCAATAAACGACTATCAAAAGTAATTAACATCTCATCAATAAATGGTTTGTCAATAGACAGAGATAGAACATACGGATACCATGCAAGCAAAGCAGGACTGCTTCACATGACACGCCAAATGTCGTTAGACCTCATCAAAGATGGTATTTCTATGAACGCAATCTGCCCCGGAGCGTTCCCGTCAAACATGAATAGACAAGCACGAGACTATGCGCACAAAACGTCAGAGCAAATACCAGTCGGGCGCACAGGGTCACCAGATGACATCACAGGAGCAGTCGTATATCTCGCCTCGCAGGCAGGAGATTATGTTCTAGGGTCAACACTCGTAGTTGACGGAGGAGTAAACAACATACGATGAGCGAAAATACAGAACCACACCTAACTTATGTCCCACTGCTAGAAAAACATGATCCAGAACTGTGGGAAACCCAAGGCGTAGATATCATCGCCAATAACTATTACACAGAAAAAAATACAGGAGCGCAAGCAGTCATTGCCGCTTGGCAAGAAATAAACCAAAAAACTCTAAACACAGTCGCGAAAAAACTAGGCTTCCCTGAACCGCTAGGAGTAATACACGCACTAAACACATTCGGGAAAAACCTTGCCATCAATGACGCGCTTTACAAAATGCGAGACAACACCACACCTTGGCGATGAACCATATCGGGATAATCTCACCCGGCAAAATGGGTCGCACACTTGCGCTTACCCTCAACGCCAACGGAAACAAGACATATTTTGCTAGCCGAAGCAGAAAACCCGAAACAGTTACACTCGCAAAACAAGCAGGAATAATAGAACTGCCATCTATCAAAAACCTTGTACAAGAATGCGACACAATCATTTGCATCGGGACACAAGGAATCGCATTCAACACAGCATCACAAGTAGTGCTCGCACAACCATACGACGGTCTATACATAGACTTCAACTCCCTACACACCCCACAAGAAGAAAAAGATTGGCGTTTCCTAATGGAAATGTCCAACAGCCGATATGTAGAAGGTGCTTTACAGGGCTACCCGTTTGACATACTGCCAAAAACATCAGACACCCACCTAATGATCCTCTCAGGTGAACATGCAGATGAAGCAGAAAAACTATTTGCCAACACAATATGGTATATAGAAAAAACTAAACGAAACGCAAAAACGGTCAACAGAGAACCGTTCCAACAGTCCCACGATGGATAAACTTAAACGCGTGGAGACCAACTTTATAAAATGTGGGGACGCCCTACAAGAACTCAAAACAATTCCCGACAACACAATAAACACCGTCATCACATCACCGCCATACAACAAAAAAGGTATCCAAAACGGCAAAACACAAAACAGCAACCAAATCTGGCAAAAACACAATATTGACTACAACGAATACCACGACAACATGCCAGAAAACGAATACCAAAACTGGATAATAGAAATCATCAACGAACTACACCGTGTAATCACACCAGACGGATCCATCTTTTTTAACCACAAACCACGCCGACACAACAACCAAGCACGGCTACCCACAGAATTCATTCACAAAACAAACGCACACATATATCAACTGATCATATGGAACCGCAAAAACAGCCCGAACATACGCAAAGACCACCTGCTACCAAACACCGAACACATCTACTGGCTATCCAAAGACAAGCCGAAAACATTCCGTGACAACATAGACACCAAATATCTTGGCGAAATATGGGACATATCACCACAACGGCAAACAATCCACCCCGCACCATTCCCAACACAACTAGTAGAAAACTGCATCCTCCTCACCACACAACCCGACGACATCGTCCTAGACCCCTTCAATGGGATAGGGACAACCACAAAAACAGCCCAAAAACTAGGCAGAAAATATATCGGATACGATATAGACGAAAAATATGTGGAGATAGCAAAACAGTCCCCTGCTAGATAAACTACAACGAGATGGAAACCGCTACTAAATATCCGTTGATGCACCTCACCGCCCGAGAAGTACTGCAACTACGCAGATTCACCGACCTCTGCAAAGCAAACAAAAACGAACACCAAGTAACCGACCGCAAATATACGGCAGGAGCCACCGAAAAAGGCATCATCATGCTCGGAAAAGCAGGAGAAGTGATCATCTCCCGCTACTACAACACCGAAATAGATTGGGAAATCTATGTAGGCGCAGACAACGGTTTTGACACCATCATAAACAACAAAAAAACTGAGATCAAAACATCATCCCAAAAAGACCTGATAATCAACGACCCTGAACACTGCAAATACGGTTTATGGAAACCCGACACAGAACAATGCATAGTCGTATGGTGTAACCAGCCTAAACACCAATGGGAAAACATAGGCACAAACACACAGTTCCAAATAATCGGTGGAACAACCCGCCAAAATTTCTTTGCAAAAGCCCAAAAAACCGACTACGGTTATGGTCCGAGACTAAAACTAAACGAACAACAACTAACACACCTATAGAAAGACATAATGAACGAATTCCAACAATGGTGGGTCACCCACCTAGCCCAAGAAACAGAAAAGGCTCACAAACAAGCCGAAAGACTATTCCCAATCCGCGTACTCAGCAACAAAGCAAAACGCGACATCTTCATGGACACCTTCCACTGGACAATGCTAGAACAGCGAATAACAATGGAAAAACTATTTAAACAACCCGTAAACCTATAACAGGAGCAGAAAATGAGAAAAAGGCAACGCCAAATATATGCCCTCAATGTCAGCGAACCACAAATGAAAGGGCTCCTCGCACTTGTAACAGAACAACGAAAACAACTAGCAAAAACCCTGCAAGAAAAAGGCGACGCACCAGACACCGATCGCATATATCAAAAATTAACCCAACTCAAAGGAATAGAAAAAGCATTAGAAACCTCAATCTACTTCCACGACAAATTCTATGAAGCAAACAAAACACAAATCAAAGAAAAACGCGAAACCCTAAAAAAAGCAAAACCGCCGCGCGAAATTTTGAAAAACGACCCCCAACAGTCCCTCAACAAATAAACCGAAACGACCATGACAACCACACAAAAAAATACGCCCACACCCGGCACCGAAATCCTCCAAGAAGCCTACAAAATCGTAAACCAAGACCGCCAAAACACATACGGACACCCAAAAGACGACTACACAAAAGTCATCAACATCTACCAAACACTCACAGGAAAAGAACTAACAATAAACGAAGCAATCCTCTTCATGGTCTCCGTCAAACTCGCACGACTACGAACCAACCTAGACCAAGGACAACTACACCACGACACACTCCTAGACACAATCGGATACCTCACCTGCCTAAACATGATCCACCACGCAGACACACCCCAACAGACCCCAGACAGATAAACCTAAAAAACAAAACGGAACCAAAAAATATGTCGCATGACCGCCCCCGGCTACAGAGAGAGTGCAAAAGGTTGACAGCCCCGCTTAGCAACCTGCTGTCACTGTCATACAACCCTTATGTTGTAAGGGTTTTGTGATGCGTGTGCTTGTGCCTTTGTTGTTTGTGATGGTTGCTGTGTATTGGGTTTTGCAGTTGTTGCATTTTGTGTTTGTGACGAACTTTGAGAATGTTGTTGCAAGTGTTGTGATTGTTTTTATTGTTTTTGTTTTGTATAGGGGGTGTTGTGCCTTACAAAAACATTGCAGATCATAGGGAGTGGCAACGCTGTCATCGTGAGGATACGAGGGCTAAGCGTGAGAGGCGTAGGGAGTATGAGCGTGAGCGTAAGAATCGTCAGCGTGTTGCTCTGTATGAGTTGTTGCCTGAGCCTGAGAGGTCTCGTAAGTTGGAGGCTAATGCTAGGCGTAGGGCTTTTGGTTTGAGGTGGCGTGTTGAGAAATAGTGGCTACGGGTGGCTACGGGTGATACTTGACATATACTCTGTACTGTTATATAGTTAGACACATGACAGCAGATGCATTACTAGGCATAGCAACAATGGCAGTAGCCATGATCGTCCTACTTATAGGAGCACAATGAACTACAGATACGACATATCACCTGATAGATACCCTTCCACTAAGTGGCTAGTAATAGACACACAGTGTGGCAATATGCCGTTGT